CACGAAGCGTTGGAAAACTCTGAACTCCGTTATCAAAGCAAACACATGGGTGTGGATGCTAACAGGAACTCCGGCGGCACAGGCACCTACCGATGCGTATGGGCTTGCAAAGATAGTAAACCCGTCAAGTGTGCCTCGGTTCTTTGGTTCGTTCAAAGATCAGGTGATGCAAAAGATTACACAGTTTAAGTGGGTTCCTCGCCCACGAGCCGAAGACATAGTGCATCAGGCTTTGCAACCCGCCATCCGCTATACCAAAGAAGAGTGCCTTGACCTACCGGATATGACCTACGTTACCCGTCAAGTGCCCCTCACCGCCCAACAGCAGAAGTACTACGAAACCATCCGTAAACACATGGTGGCAACTGCGGCAGGCGAGGAAATTACTACGGTAAATGCAGCAGCAAACCTTAACAAATTACTACAACTGTCAGGCGGTGCAGTCTATTCGGATAGTGGAGAAGTCATAGCGTTCGACGCCTCTAATCGTATTGCCGCCCTAAAAGAAGTTATAGACGAAGCATCACACAAGGTAATTGTATTTATCCCGTACCGACATGCTATTCAGATTGTGCACGAAGAACTTATAAAAGATGGGTACACCTCAGAGATTATTAGCGGTGCCGTATCTGTCAACAAACGTACAGATATTTTTAATCGGTTCCAAACCGAGCCAAACCCAAAGGTGCTAGTCATACAACCGCAAGCGGCATCTCATGGAGTTACTTTGCACGCTGCAAACGTGGTGGTGTACTGGTCGCCCGTTATGTCTGTGGAAACTTATTTACAGGCGAACGCACGTGTACACCGCGCTGGTCAGCGTAACCCTTGCACCGTAGTACATCTTCAGGGATCTCATGTTGAGAAGCGTATGTACGCAATGCTCGAAGCGAAGGTGGATATTCATACTAGAGTAGTAGACCTTTATAAAAATTTATTGGAGGAGGCTTGACAAAGTAAAACATCATGATTAGTATTATCAAACATAACTATATGGAGAGTGAAAATGGACGACGTGTCTGCCGATAAATTGGTCAAGGCATATATCAAAATCCGAGACAAGCGCAAGCAACTCACGGATGCGTATGAAACCGAAGATCAACAACTAGAAGAATCTCAAGAATTGATTTCAAATAAGTTACTTGAGATCTGCAAAACAATGGGTGCTGATGGTTTCAAAACTGAATTTGGTACGGTAAGTCGTCGAGTATCAAAACGGTTTTGGACAAACGATTGGCACTCGTTTCACAAGTTTCTACTGGAACACCAAACGCCGGAGTTGTTGGAGAAGCGCATTGCGCAAACCAATATGGCTACGTTTCTTGAAGAAAACCCCGATTTGCTTCCACCGGGGCTAAATGTGGATAGCAAATACACAATCTCTATTAGGAGAAAAACATGAGTGACTTAGCATTATTGAATCAAAACCTACCTGCGCACCTGCGCGAAGTCGAGATAGATGAGACGACCAAAGCCCTTATGGGTGGTGGAGGGGGTACAAAACGTATTTCCATCGAGGGTGGTGTATGGCGAATGATGGTTAACGGTAAAGAGATTGCACGCAATGAAGAGCGTGTGATGAATGTTGTTATCGTTGCCGCCGCACCAAAGGTGTCTCGTACATTCTATGCAGGTGTATACAAGAAGGGCGTAGCATCCGCTCCCGATTGTTGGTCTGCTGATGGTGAAGTACCCGATGCAAAAGCAAAAGCACCACAGTCTAAGATCTGCAAAGATTGCCCACAGAACATCAAAGGTTCCGGGCAGGGCGATAGCCGTGCGTGCCGTTTCTCTCAGCGTTTAGCAGTTGTCTTGGAGAACGACATTAATGGGGACGTATACCAACTTACCCTACCAAGCCAGTCAATTTTTGGCGAAGGTGAGCCGGGCAAGTGGCCTTTACAGACGTATGCCAAGATGATTGGAAGTAAAGGCGTACCCATCACGTCGGTTGTAACCGAGATGCGCTTTGACACTAACAGTGCCACCCCGAAATTGACTTTCAAGCCAGTAAAGTTCTTGGAGACTGCGGAGTTCAATGCCGCCGTAAGTAAGGGTAAAACCGGAGATGCAATCAAGGCCATTACTATGACGGTCTCTCAGGCGGATGGTGTAGACTCAGAAGTTCCCGCTCAGGAAATATCGAAGGTCGAGGCCCCCCGAGAAGAGCCAAAAGTTCCCGTTCAGGAAACATCGAAAGTCGAGGCTGTTGAAGAACCTACCAAGCGTGCAACCAAGAAAGAAGAAGCACCTGCACCGAAGAAGGATCTCAACAAAATCCTCGAAGAGTGGGATGACTAAAGGAGAGTGCCATGTCGCGTGGCTACACTAAAAAATTCATCCAAGCCGTGAATGATGCAGATCAAACCAAGTTAGGAGTTCAACTAGGCCAACTCTGCATCAAGAACGACATTCCAGTATATGACGTAGCCGAGTTTGTAAAAATTACTCGTATGACGGTGTATCACTGGTTCAAAGGTAAGACCAACGTAACAGATACGCACAAAGAGACAGTGGAGAAGTTAGTTGCAAAACTGAGTGCGTAACAAGTTTAAGAAGGCTAGGGGGCACCCGAAAAGGGTAGTCCGCCGTCCTATCCCTGCCTCTCTTATTTTAACGACGGCGCATTAATTGATGGCGGCTATGTTTTCAAGGACAGATTTCTTATCGGTAGTACTTCCACCCACAGGACAATACTGTGTGGTGGGGCTGAGTAAAGACAAAAAGCCAAGACAAGTTTTCGTAGAGTCGATTGATGAGGTAAGTGACTACGCCGATGCGATGGCGCACAAAGGCTATGACGCTTATTTTGCTCTAGCAAACTTCCAGTCCCCGGACGAAGGGCGCACAGTTGTCAACGCTAAAGAACTTAACTCGTTCTTTGTGGATATTGACTGCGGTGCAAACAAAACCTACGCCGACCAATCAGAAGGTATGGAAGGGCTACTGAACTTTTTAGCGGCTACCAATCTACCCAAGCCCACCATAATTGTGAATTCAGGGCGCGGACTACACGCCTACTGGGTGCTCGAACAACCCTTGGCACGCGAAGCGTGGAAGCCCATAGCAGAGCGGTTAAAGGCTATATGTCAAGAGCACAAGTTTGAAGCAGACCCCGCCGTTACCGCAGACGTAGCACGCATACTGCGGATACCCGAGACATTAAACTTCAAAGACCCTCAGAACCCCCTGCCTACTAAAGTGCTAGTGGCGGGTAAGCGGATCAACTTAGAGTCGTTTGCATCTAAACTCCCTGCGCCGGACATACTGGACATACCGGGAGAAAGGCCAACCGTTCGGCAGATGGATCCGATGACTTTGGCACTGATGGGTAACTACCAGTCCAAATTCAAAACAATCCTAATCAAGTCGTTAAACGGAGAAGGTTGCGAACAGATTGCCAATGCCTTTAAGAATCAGACAACTCTCGAAGAGCCTTTGTGGAGAGCGGCTTTATCAATTGCCCAACATTGTTCTGACTCAGCGGTTGCTATTCACAAACTATCACAAGGCCACAGCGAATACTCTCATGACCGGACTGTTAGAAAGGCTTCAGAAACTAAAGGTCCGTACACCTGCGACACATTCAAAAAACTAAATCCGTCCGGGTGCCAAGACTGCCCACTCAAAATATCTTCCCCAATCCAAATTGGCAGAGAGATTGTAGAAGCGTCAGAAGAAGATAATGTTGTTGTTCAAGTCGAAGAAGTTACCAAAGAACCCGTAACCTATAACATCCCAACATTTCCGTTCCCATTCTTCAGGGGGCGTGTGGGTGGCGTATACAGACGGGCTGACCCGAACAAAGAAGATGACAAAGACGAATTAATTTACCCGTATGACTTTTACGTGGTAAAGCGAATCCACGACCCCGAAGATGGTGAAACGCTACTGATGCGTCTGCACCTACCTAAAGATGGCGTTCGGGAATTTATCATGCCTCTCAGTTCGGCTTTATCTAAAGAGAAGTTTGTAGGAACAATTGCATTGCAAGGTATGGCGGTGCTAGGTAAAAAACAGGACATTCTTATGGGTTACGTCACACGTTGGGTAGAAGAGTTGCAAGCCATGAACAAATCCGAAATCGCACGTAAACAGTTTGGTTGGCTTGATGACAATAGCGCGTTCATTATTGGCGACAAAGAAATCAGAGCAGATGGGGGAGTTGGATACAACCCACCTACCGCAGTTACGTTGCCCATCATTCCGGCAATGAAACCCAAGGGCACCTTCCACGAGTGGAAAGATGTTATC